TGGTATTGTATCCCTCAGAGATTCAGAAATCTTTCAAGTTTATTCTGAGTATGACAAGTTTATGTTATCAAACGATAAACGTAGATTAGCTTTGTTAGCTCAGATTACTCAATTGAGAATTTTTTTGAATTTTAATACCCAAGGTTCAGATTTGAATCATTTAGTTAATGAAGTAGTTGCTCAAAATGCTGTTTGCTCAGCGATTGATTATTTACGAAAGTTACTGTTAAAGGTTGTAAATTCAGCATTTAAATCAGTGACGGACTTTATTACTTACGCACACAATCAAGTTTCAGAGATTTTTAACAATTTCTTAACTAGTGCTTTTGGCACAATGGCTTCTTTTATTAAGAATCTATTGACAGCTGCTTTATCATATGTTTATTCAGCTTTTGAAAGTAGGTTGCCGGGTTTGACCCTTGCTGAGGGTAAGAAGAAACAAATTATTGTTGGTGCTTATATTATTGCAATTATGCTTATATTTAAGGGAGTCAATTTGTTGACAGATACAATGTTATATAGCGTTTTAGCTATGGTTAAGAGTTGTTTTGTAGTACCTATGATGGAAGTTGATGTCGTAGCACAGTCACCAGAAGAACCAGTTAGTTTTATTACAAATATTTTTAATGTAGTATTCTCATGGTCAGACTCATGTTTAGATAGAATGCTTCCTATCATACGTCGTTGTCAAGATCTTATGGTAACGGGAAATATAATAAAAAAGTTATCATTGTTATGTTTATGTTTGTTCCCTACTGTACTGTCTAATTCAATTATATATACATTCGGTTCTACTGAAGATGCATTGAATTTAGATATTGAAAATTGGAGATCAGAAGCGTTAGTCTTACTTTCAGTTTCTAGAATTCAGAAAGTAGTCTGCTCAGATACATTTAATACTATGTTGAAGGATCTTTTGAATAGAGGGAATAAGTTTGTTCCAAAAATTAAGACATCAACAAAAATAGGATTAAGAAATTCATTCTTTGGTGCATACAGTAAGCTAATAAACTTATATACAAATTATGTTGCTTTGTCGAATAAAGGCAAAGGGCGAATTGAAACATTTTGTTTTCATATTGCAGGTGAAGGTGGTATTGGGAAAACTTCAGCTTCTAAGACTATTTTTAGACGTCTAGGATTTGAAGAAAAAGAGATATACCCTATGCCTAGTAATATTGATTATCAGGATGGTATGATTAACCCTCGAGCAGTATGGTGGGATGAATTTATGGTTACTTCTGATGAACCTAGTAAGGAACAACAACGTAAATTTTTCTTTGATTTAATTAGTTCTGAATCTTTAGCTCCTAATTATGCTTCAGTGGATGATCCTAATGTTGGAATTAAAGGGAACACTGTTGAGCCCGAGTTAGCTATAACAGCCAGTAACACAATTCATGAAATGATGGAACATAAAGTTCAAAATTCGTTTGATAGACGTAAGAGGTTTGTCTTACATTTTAAGAGAGCTGCATGTACACCATTGAAGAAAGGGTTTATTACGCAACCAAATTCTAATAGTTTAGATTTAACTCAGTATACAGCTTTAGAAAGAGCTGATCGAATTTGGATGGAAGTTGATATATACCCTGGTGGAGCAAACGGACCTTCAGTACCTTATATAACTGGGCTTACCTTTAATGAGGCATTGGATTATGTAGAAGAACAATTCAGTAGATATATGATATTAGCTAAGGAAGTCAGAGCTGATATGAATGGTGATCTTGCTGAGAATGTTACACCAGAAGAAATAATACAAACTGTGATGCGTGAAGCTTTTAATATTCCAGATAAACCTATAAACATTTTTGAATATGCTAGTCAAGCTATATCATCATTTAAGATAAGAACAAATGAGAGCTATTCTAATTTAAGAGAATATTTATTAGACCAATTTTATTATTATAAGAGTTTGGTACCTACTTCATTGGATATTAAGTTAAGTGAGAAGTTATCAATGAATTATTATTGTAATGGACCATCTGAATTTAAGATGAGACATTTATTTTTAGAAAAATTTTGTGGAAATGGATCTTATAGCAAGCTTGTCGGAGAAACTTTAAGAAATTTAGTTATGCCTGTAGCACAAGGACCGTCTGTTATTAATTTGGCGTTAGGGACAGCAACAATTTTAGCAATTGTCTCAATGTTCAGACGTGTGTCCCCTGGGTCAGATAACGATGATGAAGAATTATTATTACATTCCCAATCTGAAAGAGCGACAAAAGTTTCAGTTAGACAACTTCGTAGACCTCGCGGTATTAGAAGCATGAAATCAAGACCTACATCACAAGGACCTACTATCCCTGTCTGTATTCTTGAAGTTAATGGTGCTTGTCATAATGCCATTCCTGTTGGGAAAAGATGGTTTTTAACTTATTTACATGGATTACCAAGAGAATTCGATGCACTTGATGCTGTTTTTCACTATAAAGATAAACATATCCCTGTTGTAATAGATGCGGATAATGTTCGTCCAGTGGATTTAGTTGATGAGGATGGAGAAATCGTCGAACGCACATTATTTAGTAAGAAAGTGCCAGCAGATAGGGACATTTGTTTTATACATATTCCAAATAATAAAATTTCAGAGTTTCCTGATATTAGAAAACATTTTATTAGTGAAGATGAGTTAAAGTATGTTCCCAAAAGTAGAGTTGTCTTTAAGGATAATCATACAGCTGAGATCTTTGAGGATAATAATAATGCGTATGTTTTAGATGATTTGACTATGAAGCGATTCCCCGCTTTTCGATATTATATTAAGACTGAGAGTGGAGATTGCGGATTGCCTGTTAAAATTTGTTCAGGTCCATTAATTAATAAAATTGTTGGTATTCATGTAGCTGGTACTCCGAATGCAAAAGAAACTCCTTTTGCAATTTGTAGTCCAATTACACAAGAAGAGATAAGATTTTATACAGCACCAACAGTATGCGCTCAAGGACCAAGTCAAGCTTTATCAGAAACTTTAATAGAGGAGTATTATGAACCAGAATTAGATTTGTCTCACGCTACATTATCAGAACCTATTGATATTATTTCAGGTCCTAATCATGTTGTATCAAAGAATTTACCTTATAATTCAGTTATACACCACCCCTCAACTACAAAACTTAAGAAGTGCCAATTAGCAGATAATTTACCATGGGAGTGTGTTAAAACACCAGCGATTTTATCGTCAAGTGACCCTAGGTCAAATGGAAAGGATCCCTCATTAGCGTCTTTACAAAGATTAGCCGATGTAGAAGAATTCGAATATAATGATGAAGGAAGAGCTCAAGTTATTTTTGATACGATGTTCGAAAAATATAAGGATTTAGATCCTAAGATTGGAGAATATCGTCATTTGACTATTGAAGAAGCTGTGTTTGGAATCCCAGGTATCTTTAATAGATTAAATCCTAAAACAAGTCCTGGACACCCTTTAGTCCATGTATCAACCAAACAAGGGAAAAAGAGTTTCTTTGGATTCGATGAATTTGGTAACCGTTATTTAGAACCTATGTTTGCTGATTTAGTGGGCATAAAGGTTAAAGAAATTTTATCTTATTCAGGAGGTGTAATTGATCATAGGTTTATACAGTATATGAAGGATGAATTAGTTTCAACTAAGAAAATTATTGACGTTCGAACTAGAGCTATATATGCGAATGATGTCATTTTTGTGGCTGCCGTTCGTGTTATATTTGGGTCTGTTATGATCGCCATTACTAATAATTTTGAAATTACTGGAATTTCTATGGGTTTAAATCAAAATTCTAAAGACATGGATCGTATTTATAAATTTGTTACTAAATTTGGACCAGATATAATAGATGGTGACTTTGAAGCGTTTGATATGAATGTAGAAAAGAAATACCATTTCTTAGCATACATGCTTATGGGTCGAATTGCCATCTATCATGGATTATGTGATGAACGTGCCATACATTATGTTTATAGGCACGAGACTAAAAGTCCAGTACAGGCTGGGAGAAGTATCCATTTATTTAGAGATGGACTGTTTTCTGGTGGTGTTTGGACTAGTATTATCGGGTGTTTCATCAATGAATCATATAATCGTGATTGTGTCATGGTTAAGTATCCTCATTTAGAATTTGATGAGAATTTTAGATTAGCTAAATTAGGTGATGATCATCTGTTAGGTTATGACAATTTAAAAACTCCATATCGACCTGATGAGCATGGTGAATCAATGAAAAGATTAGGCCAGAAATATACAAGTGCATTTAAGGATGAAGAATTAGGTAGTGAACCAAAGCATTTTGATAAGGTTTTATATCTTGGTTCTCATCCAAGGATAGTGCATGGTATGTGGACTGGAGCTTTACGTAAGTCGACATTAGAACAGATGGTTTCATATACTCGTGATTGTGATTTGAGTCTTGAACAAAAGATCCAACAAGCTCTTGATTTCTCGTCACAATGGGATTATGAGTATTTTGAATACTATAAGAATTCATTGAAGGATGCTTATGAGATTCTAGGTAAAACCTGGGCTTTTTCTGATAATCATGCTTCATTACAATTTGCTGTTTTAAATAGATCTGCAGATTCTGGATTTGATTTTGGTTTTCCTGTTGCTCAAGGTCCAGGAAATTGTGTCGGGAATAGAATTAATACTAATTTAAGTTATGTCAGTTCAAAGATTAATGTCATTCTTGATACGGCTCAAGATGACAGTAGATTGTCTGAATTAGCAGAATTATACTTGCGACGTTCTAGATTATATTACAAACTAGCCGATGTCACTGGAGATGACATAAATAAGATCAATGCTGACGATGATTATAAGAGTTATGAACATATAATAAGATATTTACCAAAGGCACAAGGTGCATCATACTCTTCAACTAGTGTGAATAACACATATACAATCTCTGACGTCACTGGTGGTTTACCTATACAAAATACTGTCTCCACAGAGAATAAACCACAAATTGACGGAAAAATGAATATGACATTGCCTATGGATAATCCTCCAATGGCAAGTGGTGCCTTACCTATGGTACCGCAATTTAGCGGAATGTCAAAGTCAAATGGGATTGAAATTACTAATGAAATGGAATACCATCCTTTAGCTATGTACCGAGAATCGGATAAGTATCGAGATCAACAAGAGACACTTGTCAACACCATACTTGGTAAAAGAGGATTTATTGCTGGATTAAGTTGGACCACCTCTGATGCTGAAGGAGCACAACTAACGGCCATAAACCTTAATTCATTATTAACACCTGTTACAGGTTATAATCCAGCAACCGCTACAAAGATCCCTCCTAATATTGCATTATTAAATCAATATTTACGTTGGAGAGGTGACATAGAGATTGACGTGTTTTGCGTAAGAACTATGTTCCACTCTGGACGTATATTAGCTACTTTGGGTTATGGTGCCCCTAGTATTGCTGCAGGAGAAGAGAATATCTATAACAACCAAGTTTTAGAATTTTCAGGAGAGAATGATTGGTGTACAATTAAAATACCTTATAATGCCGCTACTGAGTATTTGAGAACATATGAAAATATCACCTCAGATTCAATTCAGGATCAATCTCTAGGTATTCTAAAATTATCAGTTGCAAATCAACTGAAAGCGTCCTCCTCAGTTGTTTCGGCAGGTGTTGTGTTACTTTTATTTGTTCGATTTTCTAATGTGAAAGTCTTTGGAACTAAGACAACTCCTACATGTTACGTGTACTCGTCAGATGTGCCTAAGGTTGTGGCACAAGGACCAATCCCGAAATCTCAAGGACCCGTAAAGGGCCTGACGAATATCGTTTCAACACAAGAAACAGCTGAGAGTAGTGAGACCGCTGCTTATTCTGGTTTAGCTTCTAAGGCTATTAATGAATCAGAATTAGATCTGAAATACGGTCTAAACTCATGGGTTAAACGTACCTCCATCACATGGAGTAATACTGACGCCACGGATGCTACATTAGCATCGTATGAGTGCCCATGGGGTTTATTAGCCCTTGGGAATCAGAATAATTTGCAAAATATGCCATTTAATAATTTTATTTATTATGTAACTGACATAGATATTCTATTACAAGTGACAGGCACACCAACACAGGCTGGTGCACTTATTGCTTATTTTACCCCGCTTAATTCGACTAAGCCTGACTATTACAATATTCCAAGTTTGAATCATGTCGTATTAACACCAAACAACAACTCCACCTCAGTTTTATCGATTCCATTTCGGTATTATAGATCAGCAATGAACACTTTTGCAAGTGCTACTGAGTCTTTAGGAGTTTTCCGACTAGGAGTTTATTCTCCATTAGTCACTGGAACTACGCCAACTTCATGTTCAGTAACTATATACACACGATATCGTGCTAAATTTAGTTTACCACGTCCTATTGCAGATGAAGTATCTCGAGCTGCGTTTAAACGTGAGTCTGAAATAGCTGCAAAACGAAATATTATTGACCCTAGAGTGGATGTAAAGACACTTAAAGTTAATGAACAAGCTATTAATGCAGAACATGAGAGAGCCACAAGAGCTAATCTTCCTGTTGCACAAGGACCAGAACAGGTTATTGAACTTGAAGAACAAAAAGGTACTGCCAATGAAGGTGTTACCATATCAAATACAGAAGAAGAATCGAACTCTCGCGTTATTGCTCCGTGTAAGATTGAACCACATTCGAAATTTGAATATACTCATGCTGATATTCATGAATGGGGGCGTCGACATTCGTTGATTACTCCTTTCGGAATTTCTCTAGAGAGTGGTTATACTGCTAATGGTGCAACTTTAGGATCCTATAGTTGGAACTTTGAAGCTATACCACGACATTTCTTATGTGCATTCTTTTCATGTTGGTCAGGACAATTGAAGTATCGCGTTTTTATGCGATCTACTTCAACAAATACAACCCCTATGTCATGTACAATAGCATATGTTCCAGCCCCATTAAAGGGTTATCAGAATCAGACTGCTAATGAATACTCTTCTGCTTTCTTTAATGAAGAGAGCGAAACGTATTCCGCCGGAAGTCAAGTTTCACCCTGGGATGCTGGTAATGATATTGTTCGATCAAATGGTGCGAATTGGACTTATTCAATTGAGAAAATGTTTCCATTGAATCGTGAGAATGCTTATTTGGATATTTCTATTCCTTTTTCTTCACATTATAACATGTTACCTAATTATCATGTAAATACTTATAGTGATGATGCTATTTATAGCAATGGTCGAGTTCATGTGAGTATTCCTCCATTGAACAGTACCTCTATCAAAACTTATCAAGCGTTTGGTGATGATTTTAGGTTACAAGTGTACGCTCCAGTACAAACATTCTACACACAGTGTTATGATACATCTGCCGCCACCAGTGTTGGTGCCGGTTATATTATCGGAACAACTGTGCTAAGTTAGATAGGATCGATTAATCGTAATGTTTAACTTATATATAACCATACATATATTACATATTGTGTACATTTCATGATCCATGAAGCAATCCTATAATTAGGACCGTTATACGGATAATTAAATCCGCTTCAACATGAAATCGTTATAAGTACTAATAAGTTTTATTAATGC